AGGTATCTGCATAGTTATTCCGAACTTCCAATTAATAAAACTCTATACCCGTAATCTTCAATGAGTTCTGGCGCTTCCCTTTAATTCCTTTTACATATTCAAAATGAATGTTTTTGATTGCCATCTTTATGAATTCAGTTTTTAACTCATCTTCCATTAATTCCCAGCCGTTTAGCAATGAATACTTGAAATTTTTAATCTTCTCATAGTTAAAAGTCTTACCCTTATCATTATCCTTGCGCTTTTCATACTCATGTATTTCTTTGTCAATACGACTTATTATTGGAAAAGCTTCATCCTTATCCATCATACCTTCTATAAAAAGTGTTTGACATCTAGCGCGTTCTTTTCGCAACTTTTCAATATCGATGCCGACATCTTCTATTTCTTTAGGTTGGTTTTCGATTTTATATGATGTTAAATCAAATTGTTTTAGATAATTGTAAAATTGTTTTAAAACCTCGCCTTCGTCGATGTTACATGCATTTTTATTTTTAGTATTTTTGCAGTTAGAACAAAAGTATAGTTTAGAATACCAAACTTCTTTATTTTTAGGCGTATGCTTGACTGTGTTTAAAGTCAATTTCTGGTTACAGTTTGGACATAATAGTTTACTTCTGAAAATAGCGTTATGTTTTACGATTGTAGAGTTAGTTTTTTCACTTATCCTTAATTTTATTTCTTCGTATTCTTCTTCACTTATAATAGCTTCGTGGGTGTTTTCGACGAATATGTCACCGAAAACAAGATGACCTCTAGCTACCGGACTCGTTAGAGCATTGCCTATAACTGATCTGTGCCAGTTTTTACCTAAGGGTGCTTTGTATTTAGAGTTGTTCAATTTTATAGTTATTTCTCTTAAACTAGTACCTTTTTTCGCTTCTTCTACTGCAAATCGTAATACTTTTTTATATTCATTAGGCACAAATTTATCATTTACTCTGTCGTAATAGAAAGGAGGGACAGTTTTAGCTAACCCTTTTCTAGCTGATGCGCGTCGACCCATTGCAGTACGCTCTTGAATTGTAGTACGCTCCCACTCTGCCATAGCACCTACTAATGTTACGAACAAACGTCCCATAGCAGAAGTTGTGTCATATACTTCTGTTGCGCTCCTAAACAACACGTTTTTATTCTCAAACAATTCTAGTATCTCTAGTAAGTCTTTAACACTTCGAGTTAATCGATCTAGTTTATAGACTAAAACCAAATCAAAATTATCTATTTCATTCAACATTTCTTGTAAAGCGGGTCTGTCTTTTTTAGCTCCGGAGTATCCAGCGTCAGTATATACTTTATGAATTTTCCAGTCGTTTATGTCGCTGTAAGCTCTTAATTTTCTTTCTTGTTCTTCGATAGAGTGTCCTTTTTCTTTTTGTTCAAGTGTACTCACTCTAGTATAAATTGCTACTTTCATGTGCTCCCTCCTCAAAATTGGCAAAAAATAATAAGGGTAGGCGGGCTACCCGAAATTTAGTACTAGGTACTAAATGTGATATAATAAAATAAAAAGTAGGTGATGTTATGACATTTAAAAACAATCATAATTTCAATGAATTAGTTTTAACGAATGAAGACATTAGAATTTTAAAAAATGTCTTAGAAGATGCAGTCAGTGTTTATGATGAATATTCGGTATGTAATGAAGAATCCGATTTTGCTTACTGTTTATTAAGAGACTTATATACATTAGACAGCTTAGCTATTTCGTCAAATAATGTTTGAATTATCGAATTGTACTCTTCGATTTTAATACCATGCATAATAGAGTTTCTGTGTTCAATAGCAGCTTTGACTGAATGTTTTAAATGTTCTTCTATTAAATCGTTGTTTTCCATTTCGTTTAAAAATGTTCTTATATTCCTCTTGTAATCAGGTGTTTGTTTAATTATATCTTTATCAAACTTGTTCAATATCAGCCTACACATTAGTTCTAGCGCTCTACCTAAAAGTAGTGATGTAGCTAGCCTTTTTTCAGACATAAAGCAATCATAAGCTTCAACTATATGAGTTTCAAAATCCTTGTCATTAACTGTTTCTAATAATTGAGTGTATTTTCTTAAAGAAGCCGGTAAATCATTTGCGTTTTCTAACAAAGAATTAGGTGTTCGATAAATTTTTGTAGATTTATCTGATAAATATAAGTCAGAATGAGTTTCAAAATAATAATGCGCAATTGCATCGTCGTTGTATATACTAGCTAAATCGCTCAAGTTAAACATTTGAAAATCATGTATGACTTTTTCGAAAATGAAAGTACTTTTTATATATTCACTTAACTTCTCGAAAGATCTTTCTGTTCTTTTTAAAACATCATCTACAGAAATATTTATTTTCTTCGCTTGCATGCCTTCTGACCCACCGTGAATATAAATTAAACCTCTGTAAAAACTGATATTCAAATCTGCGTAGCTATATTTTATACCGGAATAAAAGGGGAAGTATCCAGTATTTTTATCTATTACATCACCAAAAAATATATCCACTAATTCTTTATATTTTTTGTGAAGTTCATTCATTCTTTTTTCTATATCGTTATATCTCCATAAGTATTGTTTCTCTTCCATCCCTCATCCTCCTCACGCCACATAGGCGCTATTAATCACATTTTAGTTCTATCGGTAATTTTAGACTCCATAACTCTTTGACGTGACTCTTTAGCTTCTCGAATCATATCTTTAAATCCTTGACTGTCTATAAAAGCTTTGGCTTCTTCTATTTGTTCTTGTGTAAGTTTTTTTCTACCAGTGTTAATGTGTATATGCTCAATTTCTTCATATGATTCCATAATTTTTTATTTCTCCTTTACTTTTTATGTTAAAGCGCCGTATAGGAGCTTATTTCCTATATTCTTCTTCAACATACTTTTTTACTAAATATTCAAGAATAAGTTCGGTCATTAGATCGTTTTCTTCGTACTCTTTATGAAGTTACTTTATTCTTTGAATTAATTTAACTTATCGCCATCTATTTTTTGTGAAATAAATTCCAAGTATTTACGCGCATTATGTGACGATAAATCTTTAGGTAACTCATAAGTGAATGGTTGATTACCACTAGTTAAAACTTCATATACTATAGTTTCTTTTTTTATTTTGCAATTAGTTATTTTCATTATAAACTCCTTTTAAACACTGATGAAATAGACGTCTTTTATATTAAAGTGCCATATAGGCGCTATTAATCACAATACAACTTTGCCCATTACTTTAATATTACTAAACGAAGCGACTTTGATATCATCATACTTCGGATTTAGAGATACCAAATTAATATAGTCTTCGCATATATCTACACGCTTGATAAGACTTACTCCATCTAATACAACGAGTGCAATTGTACCATCTTTAATAGAATCTTCTTTCTTAATAAAAGCGTATGTTCCTTGTTTTAACATAGGTTCCATTGAATCACCATTAACTAAAATACAAAAATCAGCATTTGATGGCGTTTCGTCTTCTTTAAAAAATACTTCTTCATGCAATATGTCATCATATAATTCTTCTCCTATGCCAGCACCAGTTGCACCACATGCAATATACGATACTAGTTTAGACTCTTTATATTCATCTATAGAAGTGACTTTATTCTGTTCATCTAATTGCTCGTTTGCATAGTTAAGCACATTTTTTTGTCTTGGAGGCGTGAGTTTACTGTATATGGAAGCGATGTCGTTATTTTCAATTTTTCTATTCTTAGAAATATCAAAACCCATAAGCCACGCTTCGTTAACGTTTAAAGCCTTTGCTAGTTCAAAGACTTTGTCTTGTTTCGCTTCATATTTTCCATTTAAATAATCGCTAATTGAGTTTCTGCCAATACCAGTCCTTCTTGATAGCTCTGATTGAGATATCTTCCGTTCAGACATAATTTGCTTTAATCTATCCTTAAAACTGTTCATATTTCTTAACACCTCATAAGAATATAATACTACGTACAATGACGATTATCAATAATTTTTAACAAATGTTGTACAGAAAAATGTATTTTATGTGTTGACTTATTTAAACAAAGGTGTTTTAATTGATTTGTACAGAAAACCGAACAAGAAGGGAGGTGAGTTTATGATATACAATTTCGATTATAGTTTGCTGTACGAAAGAATGGCAGAGTATAGATATAGCCAAAGTTCTTTAGCGAACGCAATCCCTATTTCAAGGACATCTATTAATCACAAGTTGCAAGGAAAAAATTTATTCACACAATGGGAAATAAAACGAATCTGTGAATTATTAGAAATCCCACCAACAAAAGTAGGTAGATATTTTTTTGAACAAAATGTACATAAAACTGTACAAACATCTTAAAAGGAGGAACGAACAATGCAAGCATTACAAACATTTAATTTTAAAGAGCTACCAGTAAGAACAGTAGAAATTGAAAACGAACCTTATTTTGTAGGAAAAGATATTGCTGAGATTTTAGGATATGCAAGAGCAGACAATGCCATTAGAAATCATGTTGATAGCGAGGACAAGCTGACGCACCAATTTAGTGCATCAGGTCAAAACAGAAATATGATCATTATCAACGAATCAGGATTATACAGTCTAATCTTCGATGCTTCTAAACAAAGCAAAAACGAAAAAATTAGAGAAACCGCTAGAAAATTCAAACGCTGGGTAACATCAGATGTCCTACCAGCTATTCGCAAACACGGTATCTACGCAACAGACAATGTAATTGAACAAACATTAAAAGATCCAGACTACATCATTACAGTGTTGACTGAGTATAAGAAAGAAAAAGAGCAAAACTTACTTTTACAACAAGAAATCGGAGAGCTAAAACCCAAAGCAGATTATGTTGATGAAATCTTAAAATCAACTGGCACATTAGCTACAACTCAAATCGCGGCAGACTACGGTATATCAGCACAAAAGTTAAACAAACTACTACACGAAGCTAGATTACAACGAAAAGTAAATAAACAGTGGGTGCTTTACTCAGAACACATGGGCAAGAGTTACACAGAATCAGACACTATAGCAATTGTACGCTCTGACGGTAGAGAAGACACAGTTTTACAAACTAGATGGACACAAAAAGGCAGATTGAAAATACATGAAATCATGACTGAATTCGGTTATGAAGCTAACGTAACTGCTTAACAGGAGGAACGAACAATGCAAGCTCAAAACAAAAAAGTCATCTATTACTACTATGACGAAGAAGGTAATAGACGACTATTATCAATTGGGAATTTGGAACATTATTTATTAGCAGATATCAAATCAAGGTTTGATTTATATAAAAAGAAAATACCTGACTTAGATAATCTGTTCGTTCAAATAGACGGTGTTGAATTTAAAGTACTATAACCCGAGCAATGCACCTCTTAAACAACATTATACACGAAAGGAGCATAAACAAATGAACACACTATACAAAACAACCTTCCTCATCACAATGGCAGTTGCGACTTGGAAGGTTTGGAAGATTGAGAAAAACACAAGATTTAAACTTAGAAATTTTGATTATCCAAAAATTAATAATGCTCAGAGCAAATCATTGTTGGATATTGCTAGTCACGATTTAAAAGATATTTAACTGTATTCAAAATTTTCATATCTTGTTGAGCTTTTAAGCTTTCGTATAAAGCTATTGAATAAATAATTTCGTAAGATACGTTTTCAGGAGCATCTTCTTTCAACTTATTTATTCTATCTCTAAAAAAGTCACTGTCACCACCGAATTCTTTTTCGGCTTGATTACTAAGTTCACCAAAGAAATTTTGAAAATCATTAAATTCCATACTTATCACCTCCTTTCACTAGGAGATAACTAAATTATACACGAAAGGAATGGTAGAAGTGCCACCACACATTCAACAAATGTTATACGAAATCCAGTTAAAAGCTGGTATACCTCAAAAATTAATGGAAATGCAAGGTTTGATAAACGATGAAACAACCAAAGAGGAGAAAAAAGAAAATGAGTAACATTTATAAAAGCTACCTATTAGCAGTATTATGCTTCACAGTCTTAGCGATTGTACTTATGCCGTTTCTATACTTCACTACAGCATGGTCAATTGCGGTATTCGCAAGTATCGCAACATTCATGTACTACAAAGAATGCTTTTTCAAAGAATAAAAAAACTGCTACTTGTTGGAGCAAGTAACAGTATCAAACACTTAAGAAAAAATTCATGTTCAATATAAAACGAAAAACGGAGGAAGTCAAGATGTATTACGAAATAGGCGAAATCATACGCAAAAATATTCATGTTAACGGATTCGATTTTAAGCTATTCATTTTAAAAGGTCATATGGGCATATCAATACAAGTTAAAGATATGAACAACGTACCAATTAAACATGCTTATGTCGTAGATGAGAATGACTTAGATATGGCATCAGAATTATTCAACCAAGCAATAGATGAATGGATTGAAGAGAACACAGACGAACAGGACAGACTAATTAACTTAGTCATGAGATGGTAGGAGGTCACTATGAAGCAGACTGTAACTTATCTAATCAAGCATAAAGATGAAAATCTATTTATTACAAACCGACCAACCGAAGTGAACGACACAGTGAAGTATTCAACTGATATGCGAGACGCAAGAGAATTCGACGGACTAGACAAAACTGTTATTGATATGTCTAAGCACAAAGCAATCAAGAAAACAGTGACAGAAACTATTGAGTACGAGGAGGTAGAACATGACTGAACAAACATTATTTGAACAGTTGAACAGTAAAAACGTGAATGATCATACAGAACAAAAAAATGGATTAACTTATCTAGCATGGTCATATGCACACCAAGAGCTGAAAAAGATTGACCCAAACTACACAGTAAAAGTACACGAGTTTCCACATCCAGATATTAACACAGAAAATTATTTTGTACCTTATTTGGCTACACCAGAAGGCTATTTTGTACAGGTATCTGTGACTGTGAAAGATAGTACAGAGACTGAGTGGCTTCCAGTATTGGACTTTAGAAATAAATCGCTTGCTAAAGGTAGTGCAACAACTTTCGATATTAACAAAGCGCAAAAACGATGTTTTGTTAAAGCTTCGGCTTTACACGGTTTAGGCTTATATATCTACAACGGCGAGGAACTACCAAGTGCAAGTGACAACGATATTACAGAATTAGAAGAGCGTATCAATCAGTTCGTGAACTTATCTCAAGAAAAAGGGCGAGATGCAACTATCGATAAAACGATGAGATGGCTAAAAATATCTAACATTAATAAATTAAGTCAAAAACAAATCGCAGAAGCACACCAAAAATTAGATGCAGGATTAAAACAATTGGATAGTGAGGAGAAACAATAATGTTAAATAGAACAGTATTAGTAGGACGCTTAACAAAAGATCCAGAATATAGAACAACGCCAAATGGTGTGAGTGTTACCACTTTCACTATCGCAGTTAACAGAACATTTACTAACGCTCAAGGAGAACGTGAGGCAGACTTTATTAACTGTGTAACTTTTAGAAAACAAGCAGAAAATGTAAATAATTATTTATCCAAAGGGTCATTGGCTGGCGTTGATGGACGTTTACAATCACGCAGTTATGAAAACAAAGACGGGCAACGTGTATTTGTCACAGAAGTAGTAGCGGACAGTGTTCAATTCTTAGAACCGAAGAATAACAACCAACAACCAAACAACAATTATCATCAACAAAGACAAACTCAAACTGGTAATAATCCTTTTGATAATACCACTGCGATTATTGATGATGACTTACCGTTCTGATTGGAATGATTAGATGCCAATAATTACTAGTTATATCACTCAAGATGACGGTACAACAACAGTTGTCATCTCGGGTGTTGAATTAGGTAATAAAGAAACATTACTACTTGATAACGGGTTTGATGTGGAAGTCGATGTGAGCGTCATAGATCCGTTTCGAATTACCGGCAAGCAACGACGAAAAATATTCGCGCTTGTCAAAGACATAGAAGAATATACAGGTCAACCAATGGACTATATGCGACATATGTTCATCGAGTATGTAAGGACTTACTACGGCTATGATGAACGTATTTCACTAAGTAATTGTACGAGAACACAAGCAAGTCAAATCATTGAAGCAACGCTTGACTGGACGTTCTACAATGACATACCACTTAGCTACAAAACGAGTAATCTACTGAAACGAGATAAATCATTCTTATACTGGTCAACTGTTAACCGCAACTGTGTAATATGCGGAAAGCCTCACGCTGACTTAGCACATTACGAAGCAGTAGGTAGAGGCATGAACAGAAACAAGATGAATCACTACGACAAACATGTATTAGCGTTATGTCGCGAACATCACAACGAGCAACATGCAATTGGTGTTAAGTCGTTTGATGATAAATATCACTTGCATGACTCGTGGATAAAAGTTGATGAGAGGCTCAATAAAATGTTGAAAGGAGAGAAAAAGGAATGAATAGACTAAGAATAATAAAAATAGCACTCCTAATCGTCATCTTGGCGGAAGAGATTAGAAATGCTATGCATGCTGTAAAAGTGGAGAAAATTTTAAAATCTCCGTTTAGTTAATACAGGTTTTTACAAAAGCTTTACCATAGGCGGACAAACTAATTGAGCCTTTTTTGATGTCTATTACCCAGGGGCTGTAATGTAACTTTAATACTTCAAATTCAATGCCAGAAAGTTTACTTATTGTTTCTAGGTTGTGTCCTGACTTTAACATTCTTTTAACAAATTCTAATCCCGAAACAAATCTTTGTTTTTCTATAATCTTATTAAAGTGATTTAAAAACTGAGGAGCATAAAACTTATTATAAATTCCTTTTTTTGTTAAGTAAGACATGTCAAAAGTTTCATTTAAAACCCCTAACCTTACTAGGTTATTAATTGAAATTTCGGTTGATTCTATATCTAACGGAGAGTCTTTTATTAACGTGTCCGATATATTCATACCGTCATTCTTTGGGTTTAAAACCGCTCTATATTTAACGGCAGGATGTACTTCGTGATTCTTTAAATGTTTTAAAAGAATAGCATCATTTGGGGATAATTGTTTAATTATTTCAACAAATGAATGGTGGGTTAATGAGTTTTTTCTGTCATCCATAGATGATGCTATTAGTTTTGCGAACATATTACTTAAAGTTTTTTCACTAATGTAAAACTTTGAAGCTTCTAGAGCAGGACCTAGAAGAGAAAATTGTGGTTCTTGTAAATTATTTTCAGGTACAGAAGATATTTCTTTTTTAAATTGTTCTTTGAATTTTTCAAATTCTACTTCTCTTTGATAAATAACTTTATCCACATAAAGGTGGAATTTCCCAAAGACAAGTTCCCAAGTTTTAGAGAATGTTTCTACAGGCCCTTTTGATGCGCCTTCAATAATTTTATCAATACCTTTACCTAAAATAGGATCCATAATTATTCACCCCCAATCTAACGCAGTAGCGATAACAAAATTATAGCAGAAAGGAGATAACGAAATGGCAACATTTAGAGTTTACAAAGAATCAGGCAACTTTGTCACAGTACACAAAGATTTTATACATGATTCTAATATAAGTTGGAAGGCTAAAGGTATTCTACTTTATTTGTTAAGTCGACCTGATAACTGGCAAATTTACGAAACAGAACTAGAGCAACATTCAACTGATGGACTTAGCGGTTTAAAGAGTGGAATCAAAGAACTGGAAGAAATTGGATATATTCAACGTAGTAGAAAACGTGATAAGAGTGGTAGGTTAAATGGTTATGAGTACTTGGTATATGAGCAACCGCACCACATTCGATTTTCCAACGTTGGAAAAACCGTTAACGGTAAAACCAACAATGGAAAAACCGTTAATGGTAAATCGCATACTACTAATAATAATAGTACTAATAATGATTTAACTAATAATAACAATACTAATAATGAAGGAAGTATATTGTCGGGCAACCCGACGGTGTCTTCCATTCCCTATAAAGAAATTATCGAATACTTAAATAAAAAAGCAGGAAAGCATTTTAAACATAATACAGCTAAAACAAAAGATTTTATTAAAGCAAGATGGAATCAAGATTTTAGGTTGGAGGATTTTAAAAAGGTGATTGATATCAAAACAGCTGAATGGTTAAACACGGATAGCGATAAATACCTTAGACCAGAAACACTTTTTGGCAGTAAATTTGAGGGGTACCTCAATCAAAAAATACAACCAACTGGCACGGATCAATTGGAACGCATGAAGTACGACGAAAGTTATTGGGATTAGGGGGATATTATGAAACCACTATTCAGCGAAAAGATAAACGAAAGCTTGAAAAAATATCAACCTACTCATGTCGAAAAAGGATTGAAATGTGAGAGATGTGGAAGTGAATACGACTTATATAAGTTTGCTCCTACTAAAAAACACCCGAATGGTTACGAGTATAAAGACGGTTGCAAATGTGAAATCTATGAGGAATATAAGCGAAACAAGCAACGGAAGATAAACAACATATTCAATCAATCAAACGTTAATCCGTCTTTAAGAGATGCAACAGTCAAAAACTACAAGCCACAAAATGAAAAACAAGTACACGCTAAACAAACAGCAATAGAGTACGTACAAGGCTTCTCTACAAAAGAACCAAAATCATTAATATTGCAAGGTTCATACGGAACTGGTAAAAGCCACCTAGCATACGCTATCGCAAAAGCAGTCAAAGCTAAAGGGCATACGGTTGCTTTTATGCACATACCAATGTTGATGGATCGTATCAAAGCGACATACAACAAAAATGCAGTAGAGACTACAGACGAGTTAGTCAGATTGTTAAGCGATATTGATTTACTTGTACTAGATGATATGGGTGTAGAGAACACAGAACATACTTTAAACAAACTTTTCAGCATTGTTGATAACAGAGTAGGTAAAAACAACATCTTTACAACTAACTTTAGTGATAAAGAACTAAATCAAAATATGAACTGGCAACGTATCAATTCAAGAATGAAACACAATGCAAGAAAAGTAAGAGTAATCGGAGACGATTTCAGGGAGCGAGACGCATGGTAACCAAAGAATTTTTGAAAATTAAACTTGAGTGTTCAGATATGTACGCTCAGAAACTCATAGACGAGGCACAGGGCGATGAAAATAAGTTATATGACCTATTTATCCAAAAACTTGCAGAACGTCACACACGCCCCGCTATCGTCGAATATTAAGGAGTGTTAAAAATGCCGAAAGAAAAATATTACTTATACCGAGAAGATGGCACGGAAGATATTAAGGTCATCAAACATGAAGATAACGAGAATGAAGTTTATTCGCTCACAGGAGCCCATTTCAGCGACGAAAAGAAAATTATGACTGATAGTGACCTAAAACGATTTAAAGGCGCTCACGGACTTCTATATGAGCAAGAGCTAGGTTTACAAGCAACGATATTTGATATTTAGAGGTGGCACATGGAAATAGAAATTAAATTTAACGAAACGTTCGAGGCACCTATGGGCTCGCCTCGTCCACGCTTTCGTAATACAGGTAGATTTGTTCAAACATACATGCCAACAGCTTATACAAATCATAAAGCGTATATACAAGGGCAAATGCCTAAGTTAAATCTAGAGCGCGCACTAAAAATCGAATTAGACTTTTACTTTCCATTACTTAAATCATGGTCGAAGAAAAAGAAAAGTGAAATGGTTGGACAGTATAAAGTGACTAAGCCGGATATCGATAACTTAATTAAAACAGTATTAGACGCATGTAATGGTCATGTGTGGAAAGACGATAACCAAATTACAGAAATAACTAGCTCAAAGCGTTATGGACTAGAACCAAAAATAATCATGCGAGTTGAGGAAGTGATCTAATGCAACAGCAAGCATATATAAACGCAACGATTGATATAAGGATACCTACAGAAGTTGAATATCAGTATTTTGATGATGTGGATATCGAAAAAGAAGCGCTGGCAGATTACTTATATAACAATCCAGACGAATTACTAGAGTATGACAATTTAAAAATTAGAAATGTAAATGTAGAGGTGGAATAAATGAGTGTCGTGAAGATTAACGGTAAACCATATAAATTTACCGAACATGAAAATGAATTGATAAAAAAGAACGGGTTAACTCCTGGAATGGTTGCAAAAAGAGTACGTGGTGGCTGGGCGTTGTTAGAAGCCTTACATGCACCTTATGGTATGCGCTTAGCTGAGTATAAAGAAATCGTGTTAGCCAGAATTATGCAACGAGAGGCTAGAGAACGTGAAATAGCTAGGCAACGACGTAAAGAGGCTGAGCTAAGAAGAAAGAAGCCACATTTGTTTAATGTACCACAGAAACATTCACGTGATCCGTACTGGTTTGATAATACTTATAACCAAATGTTCAAGAAGTGGCAGGAAGTATAAATGCCTAAAACCGATAACGCACGCAAAGAATACTTAAACCAATTTTTCAGATCTAAGAGATATCTGTATCAGGATAACGAGCGAGTGGCTCATACTCATGTAGTAAACGGCACTTATTACTTTCATGGGCATATCGTACCAGATTGGCAAGGTGTGAAAAAGACATTTGATACAGCGGAAGAGCTCGGAATATATATAAAGCAACATGGTTTGGAATACGAGGAACAGAAGCAACTAACTTTATTTTAGAGGAGATGGAAACAATGAAAATCAAAGTTAAAAAAGAAATGCTATTAGACGAGTTAATTAAATGGGCGCGAGAAAATCCGGAGCTATCACAAGGGAAAATATTTTTTTCAACAGGATTTAGTGATGGATTCGTTCGTTTTCATCCAAATACAAATAAGTGTTCGACGTCAAGTTTTATTCCAATTGATATCCCCTTCATAGTTGATATTGAAAAAGAAGTAACGGAAGAGACTAAGGTTGATAGGTTGATTGAATTATTCGAGATTCAAGAAGGAGACTATAACTCTACACTATATGAGAACACTAGTATAAAAGAATGTTTATATGGCAGATGTGTGCCTACCAAAGCATTCTACATCTTAAACGATGACCTAACTATGACGTTAATCTGGAAAGATGGGGAGTTGCTAGTATGATGTTGAAATTTAAAGCTTGGGATAAAGATAAAAAAGTTATGAGTATTATTGACGAAATCGATTTTAATAGTGGGTACATTTTGATTTCAACAGGTTATAAAAGTTTCAATGAAGTAAAACTATTACAATACACAGGATTTAAAGATGTGCACGGTGTGGAGATTTATGAAGGGGATATTGTTCAAGATTGTTATTCGAGAGAAGTAAGTTTTATCGAGTTTAAAGAAGGAGCCTTTTATATAACTTTTAGCAATGTAACTGAATTACTAAGTGAAAATGACGATATTATTGAAATTGTTGGAAATATTTTTGAAAATGAGATGCTATTGGAGGTTATGAGATGACGTTCACCTTATCAGATGAACAATATAAAAATCTTTGTACTAACTCTAACAAGTTATTAGATAAACTTCACAAAGCATTAAAAGATCGTGAAGAGTACAAGAAGCAACGAGATGAGCTTATTGGGGATATAGCGAAGTTACGAGATTGTAACAAAGGACTGGAGAAGAAAGCAAGCGCATGGGATAGGTATTGCAAGAGCGTTGAAAAAGATTTAATAAACGAATTCGGTAACGATGATGAAAGAGTTAAATTCGGAATGGAATTAAACAATAAAATTTTTATGGAGGATGACACAAATGAATAATCGCGAAAAAATCGAACAGTCCGTTATTAGTGCTAGTGCGTATAACGGTAATGACACAGAGGGGTTGCTAAAAGAGATTGAGGACGTGTATAAGAAAGCGCAAGCGTTTGATGAAATACTTGAGGGAATGACAAATGCTATTCAACATTCAGTTAAAGAAGGTATTGAACTTGATGAAACAGTAGGGATTATGGCAGGTCAAGTTGTCTATAAATATGAGGAGGAATAGGAAAATGACTAACACATTACAAGTAAAACTATTATCAAAAAATGCTAGAATGCCCGAACGAAATCATAAGACGGATGCAGGTTATGACATATTCTCAGCTGAAACTGTCGTACTCGAACCACAAGAAAAAGCAGTGATCAAAACAGATGTAGCTGTGAGTATACCAGAGGGCTATGTCGGACTATTAACTAGTCGTAGTGGTGTAAGTAGTAAAACACATTTAGTGATTGAAACAGGCAAGATAGACGCGGGATATCATGGCAATTTAGGGATTAATATCAAGAATGACCATGAAGATGACAAAATGCAAACTATCTTTTTAAGAAATATTGATAACGAAAAAATTTTCGAAAAAGAACGTCATTTATATAAGCTAGGTAGTTACCGTATCGAAAAAGGAGAACGTATAGCACAGTTAGTTATTGTACCTATATGGACACCTGAACTAAAGCAAGTGGAGGAATTCGAAAGTGTTTCAGAACGTGGAGAAAAAGGCTTCGGAAGTAGCGGAGTGTAAAGACATATTAGATAGAGTCAAGGAGGTTTTGGTGAAGTGACGCAATACTTAGTCACAACATTTAAAGATTCAACAGGACGTAAGCATACACACATAACTAAAACTAAGAGCAATCAAAGGTTTACAGTTGTTGAGGCAGAGAGTAAAGAAGAAGCGAAAGAGAAGTACAAGGCGCAAGTTAAAAGAGATGCAGTTATTAAAGTGGGTCAGTTGTATGAAAATATAAGGGAGTGTGGGAAATGACGGAGGTTAGAATTAAAACTATTTCAGATAGAGTTTATTACACAACAACAGATCTAGCTTCTGGTGATTATATTAAACTTGTTATGAAGTTAGGGATTGAGTATTTTCTTCCGGTCAAAGATGTGTTCAACAATGAAGTATGGGTTAAAAGAGATGAGATTGAATCATTTACATTTATTGAGGAGGCAGACGATGATTAACATACCTAAAATGAAATTCTCGAAAAAGTACACTGAAATAATCAAAAAATATAAAAATAAAACACCTGAAGAAAAGGCTAAGATTGAAGATGATTTTATTAAAGAAATTAAAGATAAAGACAGTGAATTTTACAGTCCTACGATGGCTAATATGAATGAATATGAATTAAGGGCTATGTTAAGAATGATGCCTAGTTTAATTGATACTGGAGATGACAATGATGATTAAAAAACTTAAAAATATGGATTGGTTCGATATCTTTATTGCTGGAATACTGCGATTATTCGGCGTAATCGCACTGATGCTTGTTGTCATATCGCCTATCTATACAGTGGCTAGTTACCAAAACAAAGAAGTACATCAAGGGACAATTACAGATAAATATAACAAGAGACAAGATAAAGAAGACAAGTTCTATATTGTATTAGACAACAAACAAGTCATTGAAAATTCCGACTTATTATTCAAAAAGAAATTTGATAGCGCAGATATACAAGCTAGGTTAAAAGTAGGCGATAAGGTAGAAGTTAAAACAATCGGTTATAGAATACACTTTTTAAATTTATATCCGGTCTTATACGAAGTAAAGAAGGTAGATAAACAATGATTAAACAAATACTAAGACTATTATTCTTACTAGCAATGTATGAGTTAGGTAAGTATGTAACTGAGCAAGTATATATTATGATGACGGCTAATGATGATGTAGAGGTGCCGAGTGACTTCGCGAAGTTGAGCGATCAGTCAGATTTGATGAGGGCGGAGGTGACGGAGTAGATGATGTGGTTAGTCATAGCAATTATATTACTAGTCATCTTATTGTTTGGTGTGATGTTGCAAGCTGAACAGTTAAAAGGCGATGTGAAAGTTAAAGAGCGGGAGATAGAGATATTAAGAAGTAGATTGAGACATTTTGAAGATTAAAAATATTTGTATGGAGGGTATTCATGACTAAAAAGAAATATGGATTAAAATTATCAACAGTTCGAAAGTTAGAAGATGAGTTGTGTGATTATCCTAATTATCATAAGCAACTCGAAGATTTAAGAAGTGAAATAATGACACCATGGATTCCAACAGATACAAATATAGGCGGGGAGTTTGTACCGTCTAATACATCGAAAACAGAAATGGCAGTAACTAATTATCTTTGTAGTATACGAAGAGGTAAAATCCTTGAGTTTAAGAGCGCTATTGAACGTATAATCAACACATCAAGTAGGAAAGAACGCGAATTCATTCAAGAGTATTATTTTAATAAAAAGGAATTAGTGAAAGTTTGTGATGACATACACATTTCTGATAGAACTGCTCATAGAATCAAAAGGAAAATCATATCTAGATTGGCGGAAGAGTTAGGGGAAGAGTGAAATTGGCAGTAAAGTGGCAGTTTTTGATACCTAAAATGAGATATTATGATAGTGTAGGATATTGACTATCTTACTGCGTTTCCCTTATCGCAATTAGGAATAAAGGATCTATGTGGGTTGGCTGATTATAGCCAATCCTTTTTTAATTTTAAAAAGCGTATAGCGCGAGAGTTGGTGGTAAATGAAATGAACGAAAAACAAAAGAGATTCGCAGATGAATATATAATGAATGGATGTAATGGTAAAAAAGCAGCAATTTCAGCAGGTTATAGTAAGAAAACAGCAGAGTCTTTAGCAAGTCGATTGTTAAGAAATGTTAATGTTTCGGAATATATTAAAGAACGATTAGAACAGATACAAGAAGAGCGTTTAATGAGCATTACAGAAGCTTTAGCGTTATCTGCTTCTATTGCTAGAGGAGAACCTCAAGAGGCTTACAGTAAGAAATATGACCATTTAAACGATGAAGTGGAAAAAGAGGTTACTTACACAATCACACCAACTTTTGAAGAGCGTCAGAGATCTATTGACCACATACTAAAAGTTCATGGTGCGTATATCGACAAAAAAGAAATTACTCAGAAGAATATTGAGATTAATATTGGTGAGTACGATGACGAAAGTTAAATTAAACTTTAACAAACCATCTAATGTTTTCAACAGAAACATATTCGAAATACTAACCAATTACGATAACTTCACTGAAGTACATTACGGTGGAGGTTCGAGTGGTAAGTCTCACGGCGTTATACAAAAAGTTGTACTTAAAGCATTGCAAGACTGGAAATATCCTAGGCGTATACTATGGCTTAGAAAAGTCCAATCAACAATTAAAGATAGTTTATTCGAAGATGTCAAAGATTGTTTGATAAACTTCGGTATTTGGGACATGTGCCTTTGGAATAAGACTGATAACAAAGTTGAATTGCCAAACGGCGCAGTTTTTTTGTTTAAAGGATTAGATAACCCAGAGAAAATAAAGTCGATAAAAGGCATATCAGACATAGTCATGGAAGAAGCGTCTGAATTCACACTAAATGATTACACGCAATTAACGTTGCGTTTGAGGGAGCGTAAACACGTGAATAAGCAAATATTTTTGATGTTTAACCCAGTATCTAAACTGAATTGGGTTTATAAGTATTTCTTTGAACATGGTGAACCAATGGAAAATGTCATGATTAGACAATCTAGTTATCGAGATAATAAGTTTCTTGATGAAATGACACGACAAAACTTAGAGTTGTTAGCAAATCGTAATCCAGCATATTACAAAATTTATGCGTTAGGTGAATTTTCTACACTAGACAAATTGGTTTTCCCTAAGTATGAAAAACGTTTAATAAATAAAGATGAGTTAAGACATTTACCTTCTTATTTTGGATTGGACTTTGGCTACGTTAATGATCCTAGTGCTTTTATACATTCTAAAATAGATGTAAAGAAAAAGAAGTTATACATCATTGAAGAGTATGTTAAACAAGGTATGCTGAATGATGAAATAGCTAATGTCATAAAGCAACTTGGTTATGCTAAAGAAGAAATTACAGCAGATAGTGCAGAACAAAAAAGTATAGCTGAATTAAGGAATCTAGGGCTTAAAAGGATTTTACCAACCAAAAAAGGGAAGGGCTCGGTTGTACAAGGGTTACAATTCTTAATGCAATTTGAAATCATTGTTGATGAACGTTGTTTCAAGACTATTGAAGAGTTTGACAACTACACATGGCAAAAGGACAAAGATACAGGTGAATATACCAATGAACCAGTAGATACATACAATCATTGTATCGATTCGTTGCGTTATTCAGTGGAACGATTCTACAGACCGGTTAGAAAACGCACAAATGTCAGTTCGAAAGTTGACACAATAAAATCTCTAGGATTATAGGAGGGAACAAATGTTAAAAGTAAACGAATTTGAAACAGATACAGATCTACGGGGAAACATAAATTACTTATTTAATGATGAAGCCAATGTTGTTTACACATATGACGGGACGGAATCCGATTTATTACAAAACGTTAATGAAGTAAGTAAATACATTGAACATCACATGGATTACCAACGACCTAGATTGAAAGTGTTAAGTGATTATTACGAAGGTAAAACTAAGAATTTAGTTGAGTTAACACGACGCAAAGAAGAGTACATGGCAGACAACCGTGTAGCTCATGATTACGCATCTTATATTAGCGATTTTATTAACGGTTATTTCTTAGGCAATCCAATTCAATACCAAGATGATGACAAAGATGTATTAGAAGCTATTGAGGCGTTCAATGATTTGAATGATGTTGAGTCACACAATAGATCTTTAGGATTAGATTTGTCAATTTATGGTAAAGCTTATGAGTTGATGATTAGAAATCAAGATGATGAAACGCGTTTATACAAGAGTGATGCGATGAGCACTTTTATCATATATGACAACACAGTTGAACGTAATAGTATCGCAGGCGTTAGATATTTAAGAACTAAACCAATAGACAAGACTGACGAAGACGAAGTGTTTACTGTTGATTTATTCACTTCACACGGTGTTTATAGATATCTTACCAATAGAACAAATGGATTGAAGCTTACACCACGTGAAAACAGTTTTGAATCTCACTCATTTGAACGCATGCCTATCACAGAATTTAGCAATAACGAAAGAAGAAAAGGGGATTACGAGAAAGTAATCACTTTAATTGATTTGTATGATAATGCTGAATCAGATACTGCTAACTATATGAGTGATTTAAATGACGCTATGTTACTTATTAAAGGTAATTTGAATTTAGATCCCGTAGAAGTTAGAAAGCAAAAGGAAGCTAATGTTTTGTTTTTAGAACCGACTGTTTACGTAGACGCTGAAGGTAGAGAAACAGAAGGCTCTGTTGACGGTGGTTATATTTATAAACAATACGATGTACAAGGTACAGAAGCTTATAAAGACCGTTTAAACAGTGATATACACATGTTTACCAATACACCTAATATGAAAGATGATAACTTTAGTGGCACTCAATCGGGCGAGGCAATGAAATATAAATTGTTCGGATTAGAACAACGTACTAAAACTAAAGAAGGATTGTTTACTAAAGGGTTAAGACGTCGTGCTAAGTTGTTAGAGACAATACTTAAAAATACACGGTCGATTGACGCTAACAAAGATTTCAATACTGTTAGATACGTATACAACAGAAACTTACCTAAATCATTGATTGAAGAATTAAAAGCTTATATTGATTCTGGCGGGAAGATTAGCCAAACAACTTTAATGTCTCTATTCTCGTTCTTCCAAGACCCTGAATTAGAAGTTAAGAAAATCGAAGAAGATGAGAAAGAATCTATTAAAAAAGCTCAAAAAGGTATTTATAAAGACCCTAGAGACATCAATGATGACGAACAAGATGATGATACAAAAGATACTGTTGATAAAAAGGAATGATTGTAATTGCCTAACAAAAACACTCAAGAATATTGGGAAGAACGCGGACGCAAAGCAATCGAGAATGAGTTAAAGCGAGATAAAACTAAAGCTGAAGAAATAGAACGTATATTGAATATGATGATTAAGCGCATTGAAAAAGAAATCAATGCGTTTATTGTTAAGTACGGAGATTTTGCAGGCGTTACATTACAAGAAGCACAAAAGATTATTGATGAGTTCGATGTAAAAGCGTTTCAAGAAGAAGCAAAAAGATTGGTCGAAAACAAGGACTTTAGCGATAGAGCAAATGAAGAATTAAAGAAGTATAACACGAAAATGTATGTATCTAGAGAACAGATGTTAAAGATTCAAATCGAATTCTTAATTGCTTATGCAACAGCTCAAACTGAATTATCTATGAGGGAATATTTCGAATCAACAGCTTATCGTGTGTTCAGTGATCAAGCAGGTATTTTAGGTGAAGGTGTACAAGTAGCTAAAGAAGTTATAGATACAATCGTTGATACACAATTTCATGGTGTCGTTTGGTCAGAGCGATTATGGACTAATACTGAAGCGATGAAACAAGAAGTAGAAGAAATAATTGCTAATGTGGTTATTAGAGGTCGACATCCTAATGAATACGTTAAAGATATGCGTAAACACTTAAATAAATTCGAAGGAACAGCACGACAAAAGACCGCAGCAATTAAATCATTGCTTTATACGGAATCGGCACGTGTTCACGCACAATCAAGCATTGACAGCATGAAAGAAATTTCACCGGAAGGATATTATATGTATATTGCAAAAATCGATAATAGAACAACTAAAGTATGCAAAGGGCTTAATGGAGAAATATTCAAAGTTAAAGACGCTAAAATTGGTGTTAATTTCTATCCTATGCATATCAATTGTCGTTCAGATTGCGCTTTACTACCTAAATCTATGTGGCCGAAAAAACCAAGCAAGAAACGAAAAACAAAATACTTCGGAGGGAAAGTGAAAAGCGGTGATTGATTTAAAAGTAAAGTTTTTTAAAGGCAAGTTAGTTTTGTATGACAGTAAATTAAATGTTTGGAGGATACTAAAATGAGTAATACTGACAAATACCTTAGAGACATAGCAAGAGAGTTAAAAGGTATACGTAAAGAGTTACAAAAGCAAAACGAAACAGTTATTATTGATGCAAACTTAGACAGCGTAAGGTCGGCAGTATTAGCCAATAAAGAAAAATCGAAATATAACGAACCACTCTTTTAATAGCTAGCACTTAATTGTGTTGGCTATTTTTTATGTCCAAAACGTGCTGATGACATAAAAAGCACGCATGGAAAAACAGTCGACAGACTATAAATGGAGGTATATCTCATGGAAGAAAATAAACTTAAGTTTAATTTGCAATTTTTTGCAGACCAATCAGATGATCCGGACGAACCAGGCGGAGATGGTAAAAAAGGGAATCCTGATAAGAAAGAAAATGACGAAGGTACTGAAATAACCTTCACGCCAGAGCAACAAAAGAAAGTTGATGAAATACTTGAACGTCGTGTAGCCCACGAAAAGAAAAAAGCTGATGAGTACGCAAAAGAAAAAGCAGCAGAAGCTGCTAAAGAAGCTGCTAAATTAGCGAAAATGAACAAGGATCAAAAAGATGAATATGAACGCGAACAAATGGAAAAAGAGCTGGAACAATTACGTTCAGAAAAACAATTAAACGAAATGCGTTCAGAAGCACGAAAAATGTTGAGTGAAGCGGAAGTTGATTCATCAGATGAGGTTGTCAATTTGGTTGTAACTGACACTGCTGAACAAACCAAATCGAACGTTGAAGCTTTTTCTAATGCAGTAAAAAAAGCGGTTAATGAAGCGGTTAAGGTTAACGCTAGACAATCGCCATTGACTGGTGGAGATTCATTTAATCACTCGACTAAAAATAAACCGCAAAACTTAGCTGAAATAGCTAGACAAAAAAGAATTATTAAAAATTAACGGAGGCATTTAAATGGAACAAACACAAAAATTAAAATTAAATTTGCAACATTTTGCGAGTAACAATGTTAAACCGCAAGTATTTAACCCTGATAATGTAATGATGCACGAAAAGAAAGATGGCACGTTGATGAATGAATTCACAACGCCCATCTTACAAGAGGTTATGGAAAACTCTAAAATTATGCAATTAGGTAAGTACGAACCAATGGAAGGTACTGAGAAGAAGTTTACTTTTTGGGCTGATAAACCAGGTGCTTACTGGGTAGGTGAAGGTCAAAAAATCGAAACATCTAAAGCTACATGGGTTAATGCTACTATGAGAGCGTTTAAATTAGGGGTTATCTTACCTGTAACAAAAGAATTCTTGAATTATACTTATTCACAATTCTTTGAAGAAATGAAGCCTATGATTGCTGAAGCATTCTATAAAAAGTTTGATGAAGCGGGTATTTTGAATCAAGGTAACAATCCATTCGGTAAATCAATTGCGCAATCAATTGAAAAAACTAATAAGGTTATTAAAGGTGACTTCACACAAGATAACATTATTGATTTAGAGGCATTACTTGAAGATGACGAATTAGAAGCAAATGCGTTTATCTCAAAAACACAAAACAGAAGCTTGTTACGTAAAATTGTAGATCCTGAAACGAAAGAACGTATTTATGACCGTAACAGTGATTCGTTAGACGGTCTACCTGTGGTTAACCTTAAATCAAGCAACTTAAAACGTGGTGAATTAATCACTGGTGACTTCGACAAATTGATTTATGGTATCCCTCAATTAATCGAATACAAAATCGATGAAACTGCACAATTATCTACAGTTAAAAACGAAGATGGCACACCTGTAAACTTGTTTGAACAAGACATGGTGGCATTACGTGCAACTATGCATGTAGCATTGCATATCGCTGATGATAAAGCGTTTGCTAAGTTAGTTCCTGCTGACAAAAGAACAGATTCAGTTCCAGGAGAAGTTTAATAAACAATTAGGAGTGGTAACATGCCCGAAATCATTGGAATTGTTAAAGTAGATTTTACAGATTTAGAAGATAACAGACATGTCTATATGAAAGGGCATGTCTACCCTCGCAAAGGTTATGATCCTACAGATGAACGTATCAAAGCTTTAGCTAGTGTTGAAAATAAACGCAACGAACAAATGATTTACATTGTAAATGACAAATTAACCAAAAAAGAACTTGTCGAAATAGCAAGTGTTGCTGGCTTACAAGTTGATGAAAAACAAACAAAAGCTGAAATTATCAATGCTTTTGAGTCACTAGAGTAGGTGGTTATATGACTACGCTAGCTGATGTAAAAAAACGTATTGGTCTTAAAGATGAAAAGCAAGATGAACAATTAGAAGAAATCATAAAAAGTTGTGAAAGCCAGTTGTTATCAATGTTACCTATTGAAGTTGAACAAATACCGGAAAGGTTTAGTTACATGATTAAAGAAGTTGCAGTTAAACGCTACAACAGGATTGGTGCTGAAGGTATGACATCAGAAGCGGTTGACGGACGTAGCAATGCGTATGAATTGAACGATTTCAAGGAGTATGAAGCTATTATTGATAATTACTTTAATGCTAGAACGAGAACTAAAAAAGGAAGGGCTGTGTTCTTTTGAGATATGAAGATAGAGTTATTTTTCAATTAGAACAAGTAGCAACTTACAATCCTAAAACTAGCAAAAAAGAAAACACACTAATCACTTATGATGCGATACCATGCAATATTAACCCCATTTCTAGAGCAAGAAAGCAACTTGAATTTGGTGATGTAAAAAACGATGTAAGTGTTCTGAGGATAAAAGAATCAATATCTTACCCTGTTAGCCACGTGTTGGTTAATGGCATTCGCTACAAGATAGTTGATACAAGGATATACAGACACGAAACGTCATATTATATCGAAGAGGTCAATTGATGAATATAGATGGATTAGACGCACTTTTAAACCAATTTCACGATATGAAAACCAACATTGATGATGATGTAGATGATATTTTACAGGAAAACGCCAAAGAATATGTAGTACGAGCTAAATTGAAAGCTAGAGAAGTAATGAATAAGGGTTATTGGACTGGTAATTTATCACGCAATATCAGATATAAAAAAACTGGCGATTTGCAATACACTATCACATCGCATGCAGCTTATAGTGGTTTCTTAGAGTTTGGTACTCGATACATGGAGGCAGAACCTTTTATGTGGCCAGTATATGAGGTAATAAGAAAATCAACTGTAGAAGAATTGAAAGCGTTGTTTGAATAGGAGATAAAAGCATGACACCGAACTTACAACTTTATAATAAAGCGTATGAAACGCTACAAGGATATGGATTCCCTGTTATTTCTCGTAAAGAGATGCAACAAGAGATTCCGTATCCTTTTTTTGTAATAAAAATGCCGGAGTCAAATAGAAGTAAGTACACGTTTGATAGTTATTCTGGCGATACGAATTTAGTTATTGATATTTGGAGTGTAAGCGATGATTTAGGACATCATGACGGACTTGTTAAAAGGTGTATCGATGATTTAACACCTAGCGTTAAAACAAACGATTATGACTTTGAAGAAGATGATACTAACATCACACAGTTAGTCGATGATACTACTAATCAAGAATTGCTACACACATCAATAACGATATCTTACAAAACATTTTAAAAAACGGAGGAATATTGAATGGCGAATATGAAAAATAGTAATGACCGTATTATTTTGTTTAGAAAAGCTGGCGAAAAAGTAGATGCTACTAAAATGCTTTTTTTAACTGAATACGGCTTATCACATGAAGCTGATACAGATACAGAGGATACGATGGATGGGTCTTATAACACTGGTGGTTCAGTTGAATCAACAATGTCTGGTACTGCTAAAATGTTTTATGGTGACGATTTTGCAGATGAAATTGAAGATGCAGTTGTAGATCGCGTATTGTATGAAGCTTGGGAAGTTGAAAGTAGAATACCAGGCAAAAATGGGGATTCCGCTAAATTTAAAGCGAAATATTTTCAAGGATTCCACAATAAATTTGAATTAAAAGCAGAAGCTAACGGTATTGATGAATATGAATATGAATACGGTGTGAATGGTCGTTTCCAACGTGGATTTGCAACATTGCCTGAGGCTGTAACAAAAAAACTTAAGGCGACTGGATACAGATTCCACGACACTACAAAAGAAGATGCGTTAACTAGCGAAGATTTAACCGCAATTCCACAACCTAAAGTAGATTCATCAACGGTTACACCAGGAGAGGTATAAAAATAGGGCGTTAAGCCCTATTTATTTTGTTTAAATTAATCATGAATGGAGATTTTAAGTTATGAATGTAGAAATTAACGGAAAGTCATTAGAATTAAGTTTTGGTTTTAAATTTTTAAGAGAAATCGATAACCGATTAGGTTTAAAAGTTGAGCAAGCTTCTATCGGTCAAGGTGTATCAATGTTGCCTGTAGGTTTAGAGAGTGGAAATCCTGTTGTGATTGGCGAAGTTTTAATTGCAGCTACATCTCACTTGAAAAAACAAGCAATTACTATTAATAACATTGATGAAGCACTAGATGAAATCGCAGAAAATATTGGACTAGAAGAATTTGGTTCGGATATTTTAACGGAGTTGGGAAAGCGACCTATGACCCGAAACCTAGTAGAAGTAGTGGAAGCGGAAGAGAAACCAGCGGAAGCGTAATAACTTACGACAGAATCGTTATCACTTGTATGTCAACACTTGGTATTACAGATTTAAATGTTATTGAGCAAATGACATTAACAGAATATAACTATCGAATGTATGCGAAAGAGTATGAAATGCTAACCCAAGAATTCGAACGTTACAAACTTGCGTTTGCTATTCGTGATGCTGCAGCTACTAAAAATGTTGGGACAGAAAATAAACCTAAAGAGGAATATGTTTTTAACAATGCAAACGACGTATTGCCTTATGAAGAAAATATCCAACGGCTTAACGAAGGTAAAGATATAAGATTTAGTAGCGAACGTGATGAATACGAACCACAAAATAATGAATTCTTTAAAGTTATAGCAGAATTTAATAAGCAATAGAAAGAGAGGTGTTAATGTGACGGAATATAAAATTAAAGCGACTATTGAAGCTAGTGTAGCCAAATTCAAAAGGCAAATTGATAGTGCGGTTAAGTCTGTGCAAAGATTTAAACGAGTAGCAGATCAAACTAAAGATGTTGAATTAAACGCTAACGATAAAAAATTACAAAAAACTATCAAAGTTGCTAAAAAGTCTTTAGATGCCTTTAGCAACAAAAATGTAAAAGCTAAATTAGATGCTAGTATACAAGACTTACAACAAAAGATATTAGAATCAAATTTTGAACTAGACAAACTTAACTCCAAAGAAGCTAGCCCTGAGGTTAAACTACAAAAACAAAAGTTAACTAAAGATATCGCTGAAGCAGAAAATAAGTTATCAGAACTAGAAAAGAAACGTGTCAATATTGACGTCAATGCTGATAACAGTAAATTCAATCGAGTGTTAAAAGTATCTAAAGCTAGTCTTGAAGCTTTAAATAGGTCTAAAGCCAAAGCTATTTTAGATGTAGACAACAGTGTTGCTAATTCTAAAATCAAACGTACTAAAGAAGAGCTTAAAAGTATTCCAAATAAAACTAGATCTCGACTTGATGTAGATACAAGGCTTTCTATACCAACTATTTATGCGTTTAAAAAATCATTAGACGCATTGCCAAACAAAAAAACAACAAAGGTAGATGTCGATACTAATGGTTTAAAGAAAGTTTATGCCTACATAATAAAAGCAAACGACAATTTCCAAAGACAGATGGGGAATTTAGCTAATATGTTCCGTGTGTTCGGTACTGTAGGTTCTAATATGGTTGGTGGATTACTAACTTCATCTTTTAGCATTTTAATACCTGTAATAGCGAGCGTAGTACCTGTAGTGTTTGCACTATTAAACGCTATCAAAGTGTTAACTGGTGGTGTACTTGCTTTAGGTGGTGCGGTAGCAATAGCCGGCGCTGGCTTTGTAGCATTTGGCGCAATGGCTATCAGCGCTATAAAGATGCTTAATGATGGCACTTTACAAGCTAGCTCAGCAACAAACGAATACAAAAAAGCGTTAGATGGCGTAAAGTCAGCATGGACTGATATTATAAAGCAAAATCAATCCGCTATCTTCACAACTCTTGCAAATGGTTTAAATACTGTTAAAACTGCAATGCAGAGCTTACAACCATTTTTTAGTGGTATTTCAAGAGGAATGGAAGAAGCGTCTCAAAGCGTGCTTAAATGGGCTGAAAATAGCAGTGTAGCTTCAAGATTCTTTAATATGATGAATACAACGGGTGTTTCGGTATTTAACAAGCTATTAAGTGCTGCAGGCGGTTTTGGTGACGGATTAGTCAATGTATTCACGCAATTAGCACCACTGTTTCAATGGTCGGCTGATTGGTTAGACAGATTAGGTCAATCGTTCTCTAATTGGGCTAATAGTGCAGCTGGAGAAAATTCGATAACTCGTTTTATTGAATACACAAAAACAAATTTACCTATCATTGGCAATATTTTTAAAAATGTTTTTGCTGGAATTAACAATTTGATGAATGCATTTAGTGGGTCATCAACTGGAATCTTCCAGTCTCTCGAACAGATGACGGCTAAGTTTAGAGAATGGTCTGAACAAGTCGGGCAATCTCAAGGTTTTAAAGATTTTGTCAGCTATATACAAACTAATGGACCACTAATAATGCAATTAATTGGGAACATTGCAAGAGGATTAGTTGCATTCGCAACAGCGATGGCTCCTATAGCTAGTGCAGTATTACGCGTTGCAGTTGCAATAACTGGTTGGATAGCTAACTTGTTTGAGGCGCATCCAGCTACAGCACAATTAGTTGGTGTCATTATAACTTTAGTTGGTGCATTTAGATTTTTAATTGCTCCAATATTAGCGGTAATGGACTTTTTAGGACCATTAGCAGCAAGATTGGTTGCATTAGTAACTAAGTTTGGTTGGGCTAAAACAGGAACTTTAGTATTAAGTAAGGCAATGACATCGTTAAAAGGTCCAATAAAATTAGTTACAGCTATATTCCAATTGTTATTCGGTAAGATTGGATTAATTAGAAATGCTATCACAGGACTAGTAACTGTGTTTGGTATTTTAGGCGGTCCAATAACAATAGTAATTGGTGTAATTGCTGCATTAATAGCTATATTCGTTTTATTGTGGAATAAAAATGAAGGATTCAGAAACTTTATTATAAATGCTTGGAATGCGATAAAAACGTTTATGGTTAATGTTTGGAATGTATTAAAAGCTGTAGCTTCGGTTGTATGGAATGCTATTTTAACAGCTATCACTACAGCAGTATCGAATGTTTACAATTTTATAATGATTGTTTGGAATCAAATAGTCGCTTATTTACAAGGGCTATGGAATGGAATTATCGCTATTGCAACAACAGTATGGAACCTTTTAGTTACAATCATTACAACTGTTTTTACGACGATAATGACAATAGTTATGACGATATGGACAGCTATTTGGACGTTCTTAAGTACAATCTGGAATACGATAATTACAATCGCTACAACGATTTGGAATTTGTTGGTCACTGTAATAACTACAGTATTTACCACAATTATGACTATCGCAATGACAATTTGGAACGCTATTTGGACGTTCTTACAAACGTTGTGGAACACTATAGTTACTGTGGCAACTAAGGTTTGGAACGCTATCACTACAGCTATATCTACTGCGTTACAAGCGGCATGGAGTTTTATTTCTAATATATGGAATACGATTTGGAGTTTCTTATCTGGTATATTAACGACAATTTGGAATAAAGTTGTAAGCATATTCACACAAGTTGTTTCAACTATATCAGACAAAATGTCTCAAGCTTGGAACTTCATTGTCACTAAAGGTATGCAATGGGTATCTACTATAACAAGTACGCTAATTAACTTTGTTAATAGAGTTATTCAAGGATTCGTTAATGTTGTAAACAAAGTTAGTCAAGGTATGACAAATGCAGTAAATAAAATAAAAAGCTTTATAGGAGATTTTGTGTCTGCAGGTGCTGATATGATCCGTGGTTTAATTAGAGGTATTGGACAAATGGCTGGTCAATTAGTAGATGCAGCTAAAAATGTTGCTAAGAAAGCTTTAGATGCAGCTAAAAGTGCTTTGGGTATTCACTCACCTTCACGTGAATTCATGGATGTTGGTATGTATTCAATGCTAGGTTTCGTTAAAGGTATAGATAATCATTCAAGTAAAGTTATCCGTAATGTTTCTAATGTTGCAGATAAAGTAGTTGATGCATTTCAACCTACATTAAACGCACCTGACATTTCTAGTATTACAGGAAACTTAAGTAATTTAGGTGGAAATATAAATGCGCAAGTACAACACACACATTCTATTGAAACATCACCGAACATGAAAACTGTTAAAGTTGAATTCGATGTCAATAACGATGCGCTTACTAGTATTGTTAACGGCAGAAATGCTAAACGCAATTCTGAGTATTACTTATAAAGGAGGTTACAAATGGACATAGAATTAACAAAAAAAGATGGTACTGTAATCAAATTAAGTGAATACGGGTTTATCGTTAACGATATAGTAATTGATAGCATGCAAATCAACACAAAGTATCAAGACAAAGAAAATATGAACGGTCGTATATTAATGGGGAGCAATTATATCAGTAGAGATATAGTTGTTCCTTGTTTTTGTAAAGTTAAAAATCGTTCAGACATTGCTTATATGCGAGATATGTTGTATTCGTTAACGACAGACATAGAACCTATGTATTTGCGAGAAATCAGAAGAAAAGAAGAGTTGAATTACAGGTTTACTCAACCAACTTCTGATGATTACGTGAAATTAGATAAAAACAACTTCCCGGATTACGAATATTCAAGACACGATCAACAAATTTATGTAAATGGTAAACAGTATAAAGTTATTTTTAACGGAGTTATAAACCCTAAACAAAAAGGTAATAAAGTTTCTTTTGAACTAAAATTCGAAACTACAGAATTACCATACGGTGAAAGTATTGGAACAAGCCTAGAGTTAGAAGAAAACAAAAAGGTTGGATTGTGGTCGTTTGATTTTAATATTGATTGGCATGCAGGCGGAGACAAAAGAAAGTATACATTTGAAAATTTGAGCAAAGGTACAGTTTATTATCACGGTAGTGCTCCTAACGACCAATTCAACATGTATAAAAAGATAACAATTATTTTAGGCGAAGATACAGAATCGTTTGTATGGAATTTAACGCATGCTGAAATAATGAAAATCGAAGGGATCAAACTAAAAGCTGGAGACAGAATTGTTTATGATAGCTTCCGAGTTTATAAAAACGGTGTTGAAATAAGTACCGAAACGAATATATCCCAACCAAAATTTAAATACGGAGCTAATAAATTTGAGTTTAATCAAACGGTACAAAAAGTTCAGTTTGATTTGAAATTTTATTATAAGTAGGTGTCAGAATGACAATAACTATTAAACCACCTAAAGGTAATGGCGCACCTGTACCAGTAGAAACAACTTTAGTAAAAAAAGTTAATGCTGACGGTGTATTAACTTTTGATATTCTAGAAAATAAATATACTTATGAAGTTATTAACGCTATAGGGAAAAGATGGATTGTTAGTCATGTCGAAGGTGAAAACGACAAGAAAGAATATGTAATAACTGTCATTGATAGGAAATCAGAAGGCGACAGACAACTGGTTGAATGTACTGCTAGAGAGATTCCTATAGACAAGTTAATGATTGATAGGATTTATGTTAATGTAACAGGATCTTTTACAGTAGAAAGATATTTTAACATTGTGTTTCAAGGTACTGGAATGCTTTTTGAAGTCGAAGGTAAGGTTAAGTCTTCGAAGTTTGAAAATGGTGGTGAAGGCGACACAAGGTTAGAAATGTTTAAAAAGGGGTTAGAACATTTCGGTTTAGAATATAAAATAACGTATGACAAAAAGAAAGACAGATATAAGTTTGTATTGACGCCTTTTGCAAATCAAAAAGCGTCTTATTTTATTTCTGATGAAGTCAACGCCAACGCTATAAAACTCGAGGAAGATGCAAGTGATTTCGCCACCTTCATTAGAGGATATGGTAATTATTCAGGAGAAGAAACATTCGAACACGCTGGGCTCGTAATGGAAGCTAGAAGTGCATTAGCTGAAATATACGGCGACATCCACGCAGAACCATTTAAAGATGGTAAAGTGACTGACCAAGAAACTATGGATAAAGAATTACAATCGAGATTGAAAAAGTCGTTAAAACAATCTTTGTCTTTGGACTTTTTGGTGTTAAGAGAATCATATCCAGAAGCAGACCCACAACCCGGAGACATAGTACAAATAAAATCTACCAAACTAGGTTTGAATGATTTAGTCCGTATAGTACAAGTTAAAACGATTAGGGGTATAAACAATGTAATTGTTAAGCAAGATGTAACGCTTGGTGAGTTTAATCGAGAACAACGATATATGAAAAAAGTTAATACTGCAGCTAACTATGTTTCTGGATTAAATGATGTTAACCTTTCTAATCCTAGTAAAGCGGCAGAAAACTTGAAGTCTAAAGTAGCGTCAATAGCTAAATCAACACTCGATTTGATGAGTAGAACTGATTTGATTGAAGATAAACAACAGAAGGTAAGCTCTAAAACTGTGACTACATCTGACGGCACTATCGTTCATGATTTTATAGATAAATCAAACATTAAAGATGTAAAAACGATTGGAACGATTGGCGATTCTGTAGCTAGAGGATCACATGCGAAAACTAATTTCACAGAAATGTTAGGCAAGAAGTTAAAAGCTAAAACGACCAACCTTGCAAGAGGTGGTGCAACAATGGCAACAGTTCCAATAGGTAAAGAAGCGGTAGAAAACAGCATTTATAGACAAGCAGAGCAAATAAGAGGAGACCTAATCATATTACAAGGTACAGATGATGACTGGTTACATGGTTATTGGGCAGGCGTACCGATAGGCACTGATAAAACCGACACTAAAACGTTTTACGGCGCCTTTTGTTCTGCAATTGAAGTTATCAGGAAAAATAATCCAGCTTCAAAAATACTTGTAATGACAGCTACTAGGCAATGCCCTATGAGTGGTACAATGATACGCCGTAAAGATACGGACAAAAACAAACTAGGGTTAACTTTAGAGGATTATGTCAATGCTCAGATATTGGCTTGTAGTGAATTGGATGTACCAGTATATGATGCCTATCATACAGATTATTTTAAGCCATATAATCCAGCGTTCAGAAAATCAAGTATGCCAGACGGATTGCATCCGAACGAGAGGGGTCATGAAGTTATTATGTACGAACTTATTAAAAATTATTACCAGTTTTACGGATAGAAAAGGAGGAAGACATGGATAACAAATTAATTACAGACTTAAGTAGAGTTTTCGATTACAGATATGTAGATGAAAATGAGTATAATTTCAAGCTTATTTCAGACATGCTGACTGATTTTAATTTCTCTCTTGAATACCATAGAAATAAAGAGGTATTTGCACATAATGGAGAGCAAATAAAGTATGAGCATTTAAATGTCACAAGTAGCGTCTCTGATTTTTTAACGTATCTAAACGGCCGTTTCAGCAATATGGTACTAGGTCATAACGGCGACGGTATCAACGAAGTAAAAGACGCGCGTGTTGATAATACTGGTTATGATCATAAGACATTGCAAGATCGTTTGTATCATGATTATTCAACACTAGATGCTTTCACTAAAAAGGTTGAGAAAGCTGTAGATGAAAACTATAAAGAATATCGAGCTACAGAATACCGATTCGAACCAAAAGAGCAAGAACCGGAATTCATCACAGATTTATCGCCATATACTAACGCAGTAATGCAATCATTTTGGGTAGACCCTAGAACAAAAATTATTTATATGACACAAGCGCGTCCGGGCAATCATTACATGTTATCTAGATTGAAGCCTAATGGACAATTTATTGATAGATTGCTTGTTAAAAATGGCGGTCACGGCACACACAACGCCTATAGATATATCGGCAATGAGTTATGGATTTATTCAGCAGTGTTAGACGCTAACGAAAACAACAAGTTTGTACGTTTCCAATATAGAACTGGAGAAATAACTTATGGTAATGAAATGCAAGATGTCATGCCGAATATATTTAACGACAGATATACATCAGCGATTTATAATCCTATAGAAAATTTAATGATTTTCAGACGTGAATATAAAGCTTCTGAAAGACAACTTAAGAATTCGTTGAACTTTGTTGAGGTTAGAAGTGCTGACGATATTGATAAAGGTATAGACAAAGTATTGTATCAAATGGATATACCTATGGAATACACTTCAGATACACAACCTATGCAAGGTATCACTTATGATGCAGGTATCTTATATTGGTACACTGGTGATTCAAAACCAGCGAACCCTAATTACTTACAAGGCTTCGATATCAAAACAAAAGAGTTATTATTTAAACGTCGTATCGATATAGGCGGTGTGAATAACAACTTTAAAGGAGATTTCCAAGAGGCTGAAGGTCTAGATATGTATTACGATCTAGAAACAGGACGTAAAGCACTTTTAATCGGGGTAACTATTGGACCTGGTAACAACAGACATCACTCAATTTATTCTATCGGCCAAAGAGGTGTTAACCAATTCTTGAAAAACATCGCGCCTCAAGTATCAATGACTGATTCAGGCGGACGTGTTAAACCGTTACCAATACAGAACCCAGCATATCTAAGTGATATTACGGAAGTTGGTCATTACTATATCTATACGCAAGACACACAAAATGCGTTAGATTTCCCGTTACCGAAAGCGTTTAGAGATGCAGGTTGGTTCTTTGATGTACTGCCTGGACACTATAATGGTGCTCTAAGACAAGTACTTACCAGAAACAGCACAGGTAGAAATATGCTTAAATTCGAACGTGTCATTGACATTTTCAATAAGAAAAACAACGGAGCATGGAATTTCTGCCCGCAAAACGCCGGTTATTGGGAACATATCCCTAAGAGTATTACAAAATTATCAGATTTAAAAATCGTTGGTTTAGATTTCTATATCACTACTGAAGAATCAAACCGATTTACTGATTTCCCTAAAGACTTTAAAGGTATTGCAGGTTGGATATTAGAAGTAAAATCGAATACACCAGGTAATACAACACAAGTATTAAGACGTAATAACTTCCCGTCTGCACATCAATTTTTAGTTAGAAACTTTGGTACTGGTGGCGTTGGTAAATGGAGTTTATTCGAAGGAAAGGTGGTTGAATAATGGTAGTAGATAATTTTTCGAAAGATGATAACTTAATCGAGTTACAAACAACATCACAATATAATCCGGTTATTGACACAAACATCAGTTTCTATGAATCAGATAGAGGAACTGGTGTTTTAAATTTTGCAGTAACTAAGAATAACAGACCGTTATCTATAAGTTCTGAACATGTTAAAACATTTATCGTGTTAAAAACCGATGATTATAACGTAGATAGAGGCGCTTATATTTCAGACGAATTAACGATAGTAGACGCAATTAATGGGCGTTTGCAGTATGTGATACCGAATGAATTTTTAAAACATTCAGGCAAGGTGCATGCTCAGGCATTCTTTACACAAAACGGGAGTGATAATGTTGTTGTTGAACGTCAATTTAGCTTCAATATTGAAAATGATTTAGTTAGTGGGTTTGATGGTATAACAAAGCTTGTTTATATCAAATCTATTCAAGATACTATCGAAGCTGTCGGTAAAGACTTTAACCAATTAAAGCAAAATATGGCTGATACACAAACGTTAATAGCAAAAGTGAATGATAGTGCGACAAAAGGCATTCAACAAATCGAAATCAAGCAAAACGAAGCTATACAAGCTATTACTGCGACGCAAACTAGTGCAACACAAGCTGTTACAGCTGAATTCGATAAAATAGTTGAAAAAGAGCAAGCGATTTTTGAACGTGTTAACGAAGTTGAACAACAAATCAATGGCGCTGACCTTGTTAAAGGTAATTCAACAACGAATTGGCAAAAGTCTAAACTTACAGATGATTACGGTAAAGCAATTGAATCGTATGAGCAGTCCATAGATAGCGTTTTAAGCGCAGTTAACACATCTAGGATTATTCATATCACTAGCGCGACAGATGCGCCCTCATTTAAAGATATAGGTACTGTCGATACACCTAAAGAAGATGGCGTTGACGATGGTTCAGATATTCCGGTAGCTCCTAACACTTTAGGAAAATCAGGCGTGTTAGTTGTCTATGTTGTTGATGATAGTACGGCACGTGCAACATGGTATCCAGATGATTCAAACGACGAATATACAAAATATAAAATTAGTGGCACATGGTACCCGTTTTATAAAAAGAATGACGGTGACTTAACTAAGCAATTTGTTGAAGAAACGTCTAACAACGCTTTAAATCAAGCTAAGCAGTATGTAGATGATAAATTCGGAACAACGAGCTGGCAACAACATAAGATGACAGAGGCGAATGGTCAATCAATTCAAGTTAACTTAAATAATGCGCAAGGCGATTTGGGATATTTAACTGCTGGTAATTACTATGCAACAAGAGTGCCGGATTTACCAGGTAGCGTTGAAAGTTATGAGGGTTATTTATCGGTATTCGTTAAAGATGATACAAACAAGCTATTTAACTTCACGCCTTATAACTCTAAAAAGATTTACACACGATCAATCACAAACGGAAGACTTGAGCAACAGTGGACAGTTCCTAATGAACATAAGTCAACGGTATTGTTCGACGGTGGAGCAAATGGTGTAGGTACAACAATCAATCTAACCGAACCGTACACAAACTATTCTATTTTGTTGGTAAGTGGAACTTATCCAGGTGGCGTTATTGAGGGATTCGGACTAACCGCATTACCTAACGCGATTCAATTGAGTAAAGCCAATGTAGTTGACTCAGACGGCAACGGTGGCGGTATTTATGAGTGTTTACTATCCAAAACAAGTAGCACTACTTTAAGAATAGATAACGATGTGTACTTTGATTTAGGTAAAACATCAGGTTCTGGAGCGAATGCCAACAAAGTTACTATAACTAAAATTATGGGGTGGAAATAATGAAAATCACAGTAAATGATAAAAATGAAGTTATCGGATACGTTAATACTGGCGGTTTACGCAATAGTTTAGATGTAGACGATAACAATGTGCCTATCAAATTCAAAGAAGAGTTTGAACCTAGAAAGTTTGTTTTCACTAACGGCGAAATTAAATATAACAGCAATTTTGAAAAAGAAGACGTACCGAATGCATCAAGCCAACAAAGTGAATCAGATTTGAGTGATGAAGAACTTCGCGGAATGGTTGCGAGTATGCAAATGCAGGTGACGCAAGTAAACATTTTGGCGATGGAATTAAAGCAACAAAACGCTATGTTAACACAACAGTTGACTGAACTAAAAGCTGGTAAAACAAATACAGAGGGGGACGTTTAAATGGAGAAAATTAAGATGATTTATCCAACTTTCAAGGACATTAAAACTTTTTATGTGTGGGGTTGCTATAAAAATGACCAAATTAAGTGGTACGTAGACATGGGTGTAATCGACAAAGAAGAATATGCATTGATCACTGGAGAAAAATATCCAGAAACAAAAGATGAAAAGTCACAGGTGTAATGCTTGTGGATTTTTAATTTAACACAAAGTAGGTGGCGTAATGTTTGGATTTACCAAACGGCACGAACATGAATGGCGAATTAGAAGATTAGAAGAGAATGATAAAACAATGCTTAGCACTCTCAATGAGATTAAATTAGGTCAAAAAACTCAAGAGCAAGTTAACATTAAATTAGATAAAACTTTAGATGCTATCCAGAGGGAAAGACAGATAGACGAAAAAAATAAGAAAGAAAACGACAAAAATATACGCGATATGAAAATGTGGATTCTCGGTTTGATAGGGACTATCTTCAGTACGATTGTCATAGCTTTACTAAAAACTATTTTTGGCATTTAAAGGAGGTGATTACCATGCTTAAAGGGATTTTAGGATATAGCTTCTGGGCGTGCTTCTGGTTTGGTAAATGTAAATAACAGTTAAGAGTCAGTGCTTCGGCACTGGCTTTTTATTTTGATTGAAATGAGGTGCATACATGGGATTACCTAATCCAAAAAACAGGAAACCTACAGCTAGTGAAGTAGTAGAGTGGGCGTTGTATATCGCTAAAAACAAAATAGCTATTGATGTACCTGGTTCTGGAATGGGAGCACAATGCTGGGATTTGCCTAATTATTTACTCGATAAATATTGGGGATTTAGAACATGGGGAAATGCTGATGCTATGGCTCAGAAATCTAATTATAGAGGTAGAGATTTCAAGATAATTAGAAATACAAAAGACTTTGTACCACAACCAGGCGACTGGGGTGTTTGGACTGGTGGTTGGGCAGGTCATGTGAACATTGTAGTAGGGCCATGCACAAAAGACTATTGGTATGGTGTGGATCAAAACTGGTATACAAATAATGCAACAGGAAGTCCGCCGTATAAAATCAAACACTCTTATCATGATGGACCAGGTGGAGGTGTTAAATATTTTGTTAGACCTCCATATCATCCAGACAAAACTACACCAGCACCTAAACCGGAAGATGATAGTGATGATAACGAAAAAAATAATAAAAAAGTTCCAATTTGGAAAGATGTAACAACTATAAAGTACACAATTTCTAGCCAAGAAGTTAATTATCCAGAATATATTTATCACTTTATAGTAGAGGGTAATCGACGACTCGAAAAACCTAAAGGGATAATGATTAGAAACGCTCAAACAATGAGCTCGGTAGAAAGTTTATATAACAGTAGAAAGAAATATAAGCAAGATGTAGAATATCCACACTTTTATGTTGATAGACATAATATTTGGGCACCTAGAAGAGCTGTATTTGAAGTTCCTAATGAACCTGATTATATAGTTATAGACGTATGTGAAGATTATAGTGCGAATAAAAATGAATTTATTTTTAATGAGATTCACGCAATGGTTGTAGCTGTAGATATGATGGCCAAATATGAGATACCTCTAAGTATTGAAAATTTAAAAGTAGACGACAGCATTTGGCGTTCAATGTTGGAACATGTTAATTGGAATATGATTGACAACGGTGTTCCTTCTAAAGATAAATACGAAGCATTAGAAAAGGCATTACTTAATATATTTAAAAACAGAGAAAAATTATTAAATTCTATAACTAAGCCAACAGTAACAAAATCTAGAATAAAAGTTATGGTAGATAATAAAAACGCTGATATAGCTAATGTAAGAGACTCGTCACCAACAGCCAACAATGGTTCGGCATCTAAACAACCGCAGATCATAACAGAAACGAGTCCTTATACATTCAAACAAGCACTGGATAAACAAATGGCAAGAGGTAACCCGAAAAAATCTAATGCTTGGGGTTGGGCTAACGCTACACGAGCACAAACGAGTTCAGCAATGAATGTTAAACGAATATGGGAAAGTAACACGCAGTGCTACCAAATGCTTAATTTAGGCAAGTATCAAGGTGTTTCAGTTAGCGCACTTAATAAGATACTTAAAGGTAAGGGAACATTGAATAATCAAGGTAAAGCGTTCGCAGAAGCTTGTAAAAAGCACAGCATTAATGAAATTTATTTAATCGCGCACGCTTTCTTAGAAAGTGGATATGGAACAAGTAACTTCGCTAATGGTAGATACGGTGCATATAATTACTTCGGTATTGGTGCATTCGACAACGACCCTGATTATGCAATGACGTTTGCTAAAAATAAAGGTTGGACATCTCCAGCAAAAGCAATCATGGGCGGTGCTAGCTTCGTAAGAAAGGATTACATCAATAAAGGTCAAAACACATTGTACCGAATTAGATGGAATCCTAAGAATCCAGCTACCCACCAATACGCTACTGCTATAGAGTGGTGCCAACATCAAGCAAGTACAATCGCTAAGTTATATAAACAAATCGGCTTAAAAGGTATCTACTTCACAAGGGATAAATATAAATAAAGAGGTGTGTAAATGTACAAAATAAAAGATGTTGAAACGAGAATAAAAAATGATGGTGTTGACTTAGGTGACATTGGCTGTCGATTTTACACTGAAGATGAAAATACAGCATCTATAAGAATAGGTATCAATGACAAACAAGGTCGTATCGATCTAAAAGCACATGGCTTAACACCTAGATTACATTTGTTTATGGAAGATGGCTCTATATTCAAAAATGAGCCCCTTATTATCGACGATGTTGTAAAAGGATTCATTACCTACAAGATACCTAAAAAGGTTATCAAACACGCTGGTTATGTTCGTTGTAAGCTGTTTTTAGAGAAAGAAGAAGAAAAAATACATGTCGCGAACTTTTCTTTCAATATCGTTGATAGTGGTATTGAATCTGCTGTAGCAAAAGAAATCGATGTTAAATTGGTAGATGATGCTATTACGAGAATCTTAAAAGATAACGCGACAGATTTATTGAGCAAAGACTTTAAAGAGAAAATAGATAAAGATGTCATTTCTTACATCGAAAAGAATGAAAGTAGATTTAAAGGTGCGAAAGGTGATAAAGGCGAACCGGGACAACCTGGTGCAAAAGGTGAAGCAGGTAAAAAAGGAGAACAAGGCGCACCCGGTAAAAACGGTACTGTAGTATCAATCAATCCTGACACTAAAATGTGGCAAATTGATGGTAAAGATACAGATATCAAAGCAGAACCTGAGTTATTGGACAAAATCAATATCGCAAATGTTGAAGGGTTAGAAGATAAATTGCAAGAAGTTGAAAAAATCAAAGATACAACTCTCAACGACTCTAAAACGTATACGGATACAAAAATTGCTGAACTAGTTGATAGCGCGCCTGAATCTATGAACACATTAAGAGAATTAGCAGAAGCAATACAAAACAACTCTATTTCAGAAAGTGTATTGCAACAGATTGGCTCAAAAGTTAGTACAGAAGATTTTGAGGAATTCAAACAAACACTAAATGATTTATATGCTCCAAAAAATCATAATCATGACGAGCGGTATGTTTTGTCATCTCAAGCTTTTACTAAACAACAAGCGGATAGTTTATATCAACTAAAAAGCGCATCTCAACCGACGGTTAAAATTTGGACAGGAACAGAAAATGAATATAACTATATATATCAAAAAGACCCTAATACACTTTACTTAATTAAGGGGTGATTTTTATGGAAGGTAATTTTAAAAATGTAAAGAAACTTATTTACGAAGGCGAAGAATATACAAAAGTATATGCTGGAAATATCCAAGTATGGAAAAAGCCTTCATCTTTTGTAATAAAACCCTTACCTAAAAATAAATATCCGGATAGCATAGAAGAATCAACAGCAAAATGGACAATAAATGGAGTTGAACCTAATAAAAGTTATCAGGTGACAATAGAAAATGTACGTAGCGGTATAATGAGGGTTTCGCAAACTAATTTAGGTTCAAGTGATTTAGGAATATCAGGAGTCAATAGCGGAGTTGCAAGTAAAAATATCAACTTTAGTAATCCTTCAGGGATGTTGTATGTCACTATAAGTGATGTTTATTCAGGATCTCCGACATTGACCATTGAATAATTTTAAACGACTAATTTTTAGTCGTTTTTTTATTTTGGAAAAAAGGAGCAAACAAATGGATGCAAAAGTAATAACAAGATACATCGTATTGATCTTAGCATTAGTAAATCAATTCTTAGCGAATAAAGGTATAAGTCCGATACCAGTAGATGAAGAAAGTGTTTCATCGATTATCTTAACAGTTGTTGCTTTATATACTACATATAAAGATAATCCAACATCTCAAGAAGGGAAATGGGCGAATCAAAAATTAAAGAAATATAAAGCTGAAAGTAAATATAGAAAAGCAACAGGACAAGCACCTATTAAAGAAGTAATGACACCTACGAATATGAACGACACAAATGATTTAGGGTAGGTGGTTGATATATGTTAATGACAAAAAATCAAGCAGAAAAATGGTTTGACAATTCATTAGGGAAACAATTCAACCCAGATGGTTGGTATGGATTTCAGTGTTATGATTACGCCAATATGTTCTTTATGTTAGCGACAGGCGAAAGGCTGCAAGGTTTATATGCTTATAATATCCCGTTTGATAATAAAGCAAAGATTGAAAAATATGGTCAAATAATTAAAAACTATGACAGCTTTTTACCGCAAAAGTTGGATATTGTCGTTTTCCCGTCAAAGTATGGTGGCGGAGCTGGACACGTTGAAATTGTTGAGAGCGCAAATTTAAATACTTTCACATCATTTGGTCAAAACTGGAACGGTAAAGGTTGGACTAATGGCGTTGCGCAACCTGGTTGGGGTCCTGAAACTGTGACAAGACATGTTCATTATTATGACAATCCAATGTATTTTATTAGGTTAAACTTCCCTAACAACTTAAGCGTTGGCAATAAAGCTAAAGGTATTATTAAGCAAGCGACTACAAAAAAAGAGGCAGTAATTAAACCTAAAAAAATTATGCTTGTAGCCGGTCATGGTTATAACGATCCTGGAGCAGTAGGAAACGGAACAAACGAACGCGATTTTATACGTAAATATATAACGCCTAATATCGCTAAGTATTTAAGACATGCAGGACATGAAGTTGCATTATACGGTGGCTCAAGTCAATCACAAGATATGTATCAAGATACTGCATACGGTGTTAATGTAGGCAATAAAAAAGATTATGGCTTATATTGGGTTAAATCACAGGGGTATGACATTGTTCTAGAAATACATTTAGACGCAGCAGGAGAAAGCGCAAGTGGTGGGCATGTTATTATCTCAAGTCAATTCAATGCAGATACTATTGATAAAAGTATACAAGATGTTATTAAAAATAACTTAGGACAAATAAGAGGTGTGACACCTCGTAATGATTTACTAAATGTTAATGTATCAGCAGAAATAAATATAAATTATCGTTTATCTGAATTAGGTTTTATTACTAATAAAAATGATATGGATTGGATTAAGAAAAACTATGACTTGTATTCTAAATTAATAGCCGGTGCGATTCATGGTAAGCCTATAGGTGGTTTGGTAGCTGGTAATGTTAAAACATCAGCTAAAAACAAAAAAAATCCACCAGTGCCAGCAGGTTATACACTCGATAAGAATAATGTCCCTTATAAAAAAGAACAAGGCAATTACACAGTAGCTAATGTTAAAGGTAATAATGTAAGAGACGGTTATTCAACTAATTCAAGAATTACAGGGGTATTACCCAACAACACAACAATTACGTATGACGGTGCATATTGTATTAATGGTTATAGATGGATTACTTATATTGCTAATAGTGGACAACGTCGTTATATAGCGACAGGAGAGGTAGACAAGGCAGGTAATAGAATAAGTAGTTTTGGTAAGTTTAGCACGATTTAGTATTTACTTAGAATAAAAATTTTGCTACATTAATTATAGGGAATCTTACAGTTATTAAATAACTATTTGGATGGATGTTAATATTCCTATACACTTTTTAACATTTCTCTCAAGATTTAAATGTAGATAACAGGCAGGTACTTCGGTACTTGCCTATTTTTTTATGTTATAGCTAGCCTTCGGGCTAGTTTTTTGTTATGATGTGTTACACATGCATCAACTATTTACATCTATCCTTGTTCACCCAAGCATGTCACTGGATGTTTTTTCTTGCGATAGAGAGCATAGTTTTCATACTACTCCCCGTAGTATATATGACTTTAGCATTCCCGTATAACAGTTTACGGGGTGCTTTTATGTTATAATTGCTTTTATATAGTAGGAGTGAACTATATAGCCGGGCAGAGGCCATGTATCTGACTGTTGGTCCCACAGGAGACATCTTCCTTGTCATCACTCGATACATATATCTTAACAACATAGAGTTGTTATAGTCGCTACGCCACCCATACTAGTTACTGGGTGGTTGTTTTTGTTCGCCATTATGTTCTGTCTACATCTTTTTGCGCAAGTTGTGTATCATAATACTTAATTGTGTTAAAAGAGGTGGAAATATGAAAGGTGATATATACATACCGATAATATCATCTATTTTATCTGGTGGGATATCGTATTATGCTGCAACGGTGGTTCATAAATTTAACAAAAGGTATAAAAGGAAAGAAAAGGCTGTTGAAATGGCAGACGAGTTTTCAAAATTAATTTCGAAAAGGAGTTTTGATATAGGGGAGATAAACAAGAAAATTTTAGAAAATGTTGGTTTGCAAGATAAAATTAATGAATTAGAGAATAAGATGAATTTAAGTTTTGATAATCACGAACTAAGAACAGTCTTTACTGATAAAGAGATTGCAAAATATCACACTTATAAAAAAGTCACCAATACCGAATTTATAAAAATTTTGCTTCGTACTTTCAAGAACGAGAATTATAAAGAAGAGTGTTTACGGGCTATAATTTTAGAATTTGACAACAAGAAAACAATTAAAGAAAATATAGGAGATAAACAGTGGACTTTTTCGACAGGTGAAAAAGAAATTGTTATTAAAAGTAATGACGTATTGCAAGGTATAAATACACTCATTAAGAAGTATAATGAAACCCATATATATTGCATGAATAAATTAGAATATTTTTCTATGCATTTTACCAATAACATAGCAGATAGTAATACGGTTTATCAGTCGTTGCATCAAATCTATTTAAAAACAATATTGAGTCTTTACATTGATATCTCATCAACAAATAAAATAGGGCATGAAAAATTTTATGTTAATTTAATAGAATTTTACAATGAATGGAATAACAAAAAGATAAAATTTAAAAAGAAAACAGAAAAGCGTATAAATAAAAACAGAAACTCATTTTTAAAAACTGAAAAATTGAAATAAACTAGAAAATATAGTATCATTATGGTATATAAAGGAGTTGATTTTTATGTGGAGTCCTGTTTGCGAATTAGGAGAAACAAAAGAATCAGATAAAAAAAGAACTAACAATAACGACTAATTTTTAAACTACTATTATATTTACAGATAACAGAGTAACCGTATCTTTAATAATGCGGTTATTTTTATACCCCTACAATCAACAAAACCACACCACCTATTAATTTAGGAGTGTGGTTATTTTTGTTGGAAGTGTGTATC